TTTCCTCCTTCTTAGAGTAGGTTTGGTTTCTCTGCACTGAATGCACTCTTGCATATCCATCATTAGATATACCCCTTTCCATTCAACGCCTAATCTTGCGGTGAAACTTGTTAATATATAATTCAATTAACTGTGATACGCAGTTCCTGTTTTTTATAGTTGGTTGTCAATGAAGTCTTGTAAGAACTCATCTGTTAAGTGTCTTGTGTATATATCCTTTTGTATAGGATTGAACACTTTGATTGACTTAATCTTGATACCAACTCTCTCACACATAATTGCATATATGTAAAGTTGATTGAGTTGGACTTGTTGTTCATACTCACTTGTACCATTGTAATTCTTAAAGTCATAAAGACTATAAGTTCCATCTTGGTTTCTGTGTAATACGTCAATAGTTCCTGACCATATCTTGTTCTTGATATTCACTTGATTGACTTTGACTTCATATCTTTGGTTATCACTATCTAAGCAATTATCCATTAACCATTTACAAGCATCTAAGCCAACTTTGTAATTAAGCTCTAAATGTGATTTAAGGCTTGTATCTTTTAGCTTGTTATTGTTGTATTTAGTCAATGGATTGTTGTTGTATCTCTTAGCGTGTGATAGCTGTGAAATACTCCTTGTTAGCTCACTATCTCTCATACCAATAGTTTTTGCTACAAGGTCATAAGTTGCTAGTAAGTCATTACCATTTTTTATACTGTATTCAATAGCACTATGGACTGTATTACCTACCCATAATGTATTTGGTTTATCAACTGTGAAAACTACATTTTCTTTAGTCTTATCTAAACTCTCTGTATTTGGTAAATACTTAGATTGTGCAGAAGGACTAAGCCAATAAGCATTAATATTCATTGGTGTTTCCTCAGTGTTTCTAAAGTCTAACATTTTCATACCTCCTTATTTTACTAGATTGATTAAATTAGACAAATTTTGACTATTTTTTTAGTCAAGTATCTGTATAGTCAAAAACAGACCCCATGGGGTGTTATTTGATTAACAAATACTCTTAGGCTTCGCCTTAGTGCTGCGTAAAAATTTTTCTGTTTTTCTGGAGCTTGAAAAGCCGTAGTTTCGTCCAAGGGGCTAGTAAAATCAAGGATATGGCTCGACCAAGTAAATTAACCCCTGAGGTTCAAGAAAACATATGTAACTGGCTTAAGCTTGGTTACTATCAAGAGGATGCCGCGATTATGGCAGGTATCTCTCCGTCCACTTATTACGAATGGATGAAAAAAGGGGAGAGTGAAAGGGTTGCCTTAGAGAGTGGTGAAGACATGCTAAGTTTACCTGACACTTCCTTACCAGCCCCTGAGGACGGTACTCCAGAAGTAGAGTTGGCTTTTCCGTTTATGGAGTTTTCGGAGGCAGTAAAAAAAGCTAGAGCCGAAGCGGAGGGAGCTCATATCAAGAACATTAGGAAAGCAGCCGACAACGGAGTTTGGCAGGCTAGCGCTTGGTTCCTAGAGAGAAGCCATCCAAAGAAGTGGGGAAAGCGCTCACAATTGGACTTAGTTGCAGAGAACGATGAACCAGTCCAGTTCGAGATAACATACGGAGATTAAGCCCTTGGGCTTAGTGGTAACCACACATATTTCTATTTTTCGTTGCACATCTCATACCTACAAACCCTAATATCTTCGTATATTTCTTAGTAACCCTGTTTATAATCCTTTTTTCGTACATATGTTCGAGTACAGTGTCCCTATATGGATTTACATACTGATTTAGCTGAGTTTCTTGATATTCCTGCTTGGTATAAAGACGCTAATTGTAAAGGCAGTAATCAAGATGATTTTTTCCCGGAGCGAGGAAGTTCAACGGTTATTGCTAAAAAGATTTGTAGCGAATGCAAAGTCCAAGAATTATGCCTTGAATATGCGGTTGAGCGTAAAGAACGCTTTGGAATATGGGGAGGTAAGTCCGAAAGAGAGCGTAGAGCTATACGCAGGGAGCGAAGATTAAAGGAGAATAAGTGACTGCATACTTCGAAGGTGCAGATGAATTTGTATTTTTAGACTTTGAGACAACAGGAAGAGATTTATTAGGTAGGTTTTACTTTGATAAAGAAGTTTCTAAGAACGATGCAACACAAATAGCTATTGCTTGGTTTGATGGTGCACACTTGACATCTGCATATAGTTATATACAACCATTACAGGATTACTTCAGATTAAAAAATTGGTCACACGCTTCTCCAGATAGAAAGTTTTGTAAGGACGCTCCTAAGTTTTATGAGCTACTACCTATCATCAAAGGAATTATTGGCGAAAGAAAGATAGTTGCACACAATGCACCATTTGATAAAAAAGTAATGGACGACTCTTTACTTGCACTAAACGAACAACCACTTCCAAATGAATGGATATGCACAAAAGAACTATCAAAAAATTATTTACCAAACGCAGGAGCTTGTTTTAAATCTTGCGACCATACTTGCAATGGACACACTTTGAAACATTTACATAACTATTTTGGTTTTGGTGACTTTGACCATCACAATGCTATTGCAGATGTTTTTGCTTTATCAAGAATTTTTTCGATAATGTATAAACCAGAAACAGACTATACTAAAGATTGGTTGTTTGTGTAACCTCAACGCAAACTCCCTTAGCCTTGAGGAGTAGCTTATGCCCTCGAGGTTCTTATACGGAGGAATAAGGCCAGCCTGCGAGCTGGCTTTCCTCTTTTTGAAATACCATACCCTTGTGATATAGTTATAAAACCATGATAAGAAATTTTATTTTTCCAAACAAGATGAGATTCAAAGTAATAGAGAAAGATAAAGATTTTTATATTATTAGGTTTATTAAAGAAAATCAAGTCATAGAAGATTTTTACATTCCGAAACAAGATGATGACCAAGGAATAAGAAATGCAATCATTGTTTGGTATACACACACATACGGTGACATTCTTAAATACCGCGATTCCAAAAGTAAAGAGCTAAAGTAATTATTGTCGGCATCCACACCGACCTCCTCCCATCATCGGCTCTTCTACGGAAGAGCTGTATTCTTTTTTAAAACTGCTAGAATAAATTTATGGGTTACTTAATTGAAAGATTAAAAGAAATTGAAGAAAGAGCATTTACTGCTCCTTACAATTGGTTTGTCAAAAGAGGTATAATTACAGTCATGATGGTATCCAATAAAGTTTATATGACTATGGAAGATTTATACGAAAAAAAATATTTACAAGGTTACAAGGGAAATCCTAACTGGGCTGGCGATGACTGATATTACTGTTGTTTATTGTAGAGTTTGTAAAAATGAGTTAGTTCCATCTGATGTAACAACTATTTGTGATGGCTGTTTGTTTTCTCTGAGTGAAAGAGAAATCAATGGCTAGAGTTGAATGGGACGCAGAAAACGAAACTTACGCAGAATTTAAAAAAAGAAGAAGTAAAGCTCATGGCATATCTGGTATGGGACAAAAAAAACGTGAAGGCACTGGAAAAATAAATAAATCTGCTTTACGAGAAAAAGCTTTGAAACGAGCAAACTATAGATGCGAGTGGCCGGAGTGCGATACAACGCAGTGGCTGGAGATGGCACACATTACTGGAATCGGTATGGGAGGAATGAACCGTAACATTTCTAATGATGAAGGTAATGTGGCTATCTTTTGTAAATACCATCATGATATTTTTGATGGTAAAACAATATCTGGACAAAAAAGAGAGTACACTAAATTCGTAAGAGCTTACTTGGGGAGATATGCCTAGATATGAACATAAATGTTTAAAAGATATTTGTGAATTTTTGTTTGAAGTTACTTATCCAATAACTGAAGAACCAGATATTCATTGTCCTAAATGCGCTAGTCCAACAAAAAGACAAGTATCATCAAATGTAATGTTTGAAACACCAATGGATGCAGAGTTTGTACAAGACCCTTCAACATTAAGTGCTAAATCATTTGCTCAAGTAGAAAAAGCTAAAAAGCAAAAATATAGATGGTAGGAGAAAATGGATTATAAATATATTACAGATGAAGATAAGTTAGCGATTATTGAAAATCAATTAAAACAATTAGAAGGCAACCATTACAGTTTATGTTTAGTAGAACCTTCTCAATTACAATCACCAGATGAACATTTAGTTTGGAAACAACAAATAACTGCAATAGAGAAATCTATTGAAAGAATGAGAAAATTTCAATCAAAAGAAGAGAATGGCTAAATATGCACCGAAACTTCCAGGATTACATGTTGCGCAACAAACTGTTGCAGACTCTGATGCGAGGTGGAAGATACTTTGTGCTGGGCGTCGTTTTGGTAAGACTAGGCTGGGTGTTCAACTATGCATCCAAACTGCCTTGGCTGGCGGTAGAGCTTGGTGGGTTGCTCCTACTTATAGTATTGCTAGGGTTGGCTGGAGAGCATTAGAAAATGCAGCTCTTTCTTTTCCTAAAGAAATTGAACCTAAAATCTCTATCGCTAACATGGAAGTCAATTTTCCTAACGGTGGTTTTATTGCTTGTAAGTCTGCTGATAATCCGCAAAGATTAAGAGGTGAAGGTTTAGATTTTATTGTCATTGATGAGGCAGCTTTCGTAAAAGAAGAAGTTTGGCATGAAGTGTTAAGACCAACACTTACAGAAAGAAAAGGTCAAGCATTATTTATTTCTACTCCCTTAGGTGTTGGTAATTGGTTTTATGATTTATGGCAAAAAGCAGAGGACCAAGATGACTGGGAAAGATTTCGTTATACAACTACTGACAATCCTGCTATTGACCCTAAAGAAGTTGAATCAGCAAAAAAAGAAGTTGGTTCTATAGTTTTTGCACAAGAATACATGGCAGAGTTTATTGAAGCTGGTCAGGGTTTATTTAAGCAAGATTGGTTTTCTTACTTTGATTTACTTGATGATGGTTTTTATGTTGGTGGAGGTGGTCAGTTTAATCCTGCAATGCTCACACACTTTGGTGCAATAGATGTTGCAGTAACAACTGAAGAAAGAAGTGACTACACAGTAATTGCTAGTTTTGCATTAACTCCTGACGGAAAGTTATTTGTTGAAGATATTTTTAGAGAAAAAATTGAATCTCCAGATATTATTCCAAAAGCTAAACAGTTAGCGAGTAAATACAACTGGAGTTATGTTTGTATAGAAAACCAAGGTTTATCAAAACCATTTGTTCAAGAAGCTGGTAGAGCTGGTTTGAGAGTTAAAGAGATTAAGGCAATAAAAGATAAAATAACCAAAAGTTTACCTCTATCGGCTAGGATGGAGTCAGGTGACATCCTTTTTAAGAAGGGTGCCTCGTGGTTAGCAGACTTAGAAAGAGAACTGCTAACTTTTCCTGTCGGCAAAAATGACGACATGGTAGACGCTCTGGGATTAGCAGCTAGTACACTCTCAGCTAGAAGAGAGTGGACAGCGTATTAGAGTACTGGGTAAATGGAAGAGAAAAGTAGATTTCAAAAAGCTTTAGATATCTTCAGACCTTCACAAAGAAGGAACGAAGAAAAATTACAATCGAATTTTAATCAATTATACGGAAACGATGCATCCATTTTTGGATACAATACTTCATCTGGATTTATAGAATCCAATAAATTAAAAGAAATTGGTGATGGTTCTGGTAACTCCGCAGTAACAGCATGTTTGAATGTTTTATCAACATCATTCTCAGAGCCACAATTACAAGTTGTAAAAAGAGACCAAGTATTCGGTGATAGAGAAGTTCAATACACACATCCTCTAGCAGAGTTATATCACAGACCAAATCCTTTCATGTCACAAAACTTATTGTCCCATTACATAGTTATGGCTATGAATACTTTAGGAGATGCTTTTCTTTATAAAAATAGAAATGCACAAGGACAGGTAGTTGAGCTAGTTCCCTTAATGCCACATATGGTTGAAGTAAGAGGTAATGAAGATAAGCTAATTACACATTATGAATATTATGCATACGGAAAAGGAGAGTTTGTATCTATACCATTCGAAGACATGGTTCACATAAGACAAGGAATTGACCCTAATGACCACAGAAGAGGTCACGCACCATTGAAAACAGTTTTAAGAGAAATCCTAGGAGATGAAGCCGCAGGCCAATTCACTTTCGCATTGTTGGATAATATGGCAGTACCTGGTGTTGTATTAACACCTAGGAGTGATGGTTACGGAGGCCCAACGCGAGAGGAAGCAGAATCAATATCTGCTATGTATAAAGAAAAGTTTGGAGGTTCTAATAGAGGTGCTCCTATGGTTTTATCTGGAGCTATGAATGTTGAAGTAGTTTCTTTTTCTCCAGAGCAAATGAGACTTGCAGCATTAAGAAGAATACCTGAAGAAAGAGTATCTGCAGTCCTTGGTGTTCCTGCGATATTGGCAGGACTTGGTGCAGGTTTAGATTCTGCAACTTATAACAACACAAAAGAACTTAAAGAATTTTTTACTGAGCAAAAACTTATACCAATGTGGAGAACAGTTGCTGCTGAACTTACTCATCAGTTATTAATACCAGATTTTCAAGATAAAGGTTTGATGTGTGATTATGACATACAATCAGTAAGAGCTTTACAACCAGATGTTGACAATCTTTATAAAAGAGTAAACATGGGTGTATCTGGTGGTTGGATAACTATTGGTGAAGCTAGAAAAGTTGTTGGATTAGATGTTGATAAAAATCATGACGTATATCTAAGACCATTAAACATGATTCAAGTTGATGAAACTGGTCAAGCAATTTTAAATGACCCACCACAACAAAATAGAGATGCATCTAGAAGAGAGCAAGAACAACTACAAGCTGCTAATACAAATTTAGAAACAGAACAAAAAGATATTGTAGGTACAGAACAAGGACTTCCAGAATCAACAAGACAACCAAGAATAGTAATGGATGATGAACCAAGAAGTGAAGAGAAGTATATTGCTAAAATGCCTAATGGTGCTTTTTGTGTTATAAGTCATGATACAAATAAAGTTATAAAATGCTTTGATACAAGAAAAGAAGCTGAGAACTTTTTAAAACGCAAACCTAAAAAAGATTATGATATGATTGAAGAACTAGGTGTAAGTTTAGAAGAAGCAGAAGTACTTATG